TCCAATCCCATCTTCCCGATAAATCCTTATCTTTTAATCCCCACATCTGATATTGGAAAATACCTTTTTCAATCGGGGAACCTGAAATTGTTTCATATGGTCCATGTTCTTTCGATAGATCCTTAGAAGACGACATCGCCGCAAAATAAATCGTTTCGAATATTTCGGTTTGTAAGTCGTCCGCCACTTCACTTTCAAAAGAATGTTTTAACATACAAAATACATCGGCTAAACCTTGAATACCCAAACCAATAGGTCTATGTCTGAAGTTTGATCTTTTAGTCTCTTCTGTTGGGTAGAAGTTAACATCAATTACGTTGTTCAAATTTCTAACCACCTGATACACATACTCATACAATAAATCATGATTAAATTCACCATCCACAATATATTTAGGTAGTGCAATTGATGCTAAATTACATACCGCCTGTTCTGTTGGTGAACTGTATTCAATAATCTCAGTACATAGGTTAGACGATTTGATCGTACCTAAATTCTTTTGATTCGATTTGGAATTAGCGGCATCCTTATACAACATATATGGTGTACCCGTTTCAATCTGAGCAGTTAAAATCGCATCCATTAACTTTCTTGCCTTTACAACTCTCCTACCTTTTCCTTCAGATTCATATTTTGTATATAAATCAGTAAAGTCTTTTGATTCGGGGGAATCATAAACATCCGATAGTCCAGGTGCTTCATTCGGTGAAAACAATGTCCAATCACCATCTTCTTTAACCCTTTCCATAAATAAGTCAGGAGTCCACATAGCAAGGAATAAATCTCTTGCTCTCATTTCTTCCTTACCGTGGTTCTTTCTCAATTCAATAAAATCGAAAACATCTGCGTGCCATGGTTCCAAATAAATCGCAAAAGAACCTTTTCTTTTACCACCTTGATTAATCCATCGTGCTACCTCATTATATGTTTTCATCATTGGTATAAGTCCATCAGACTCACCACCCGTACCTTTGATATAAGACCCTTTCGCACGTACATCATGTACATGTAGTCCTATACCACCAGCCCACTTTGAAATATTTGCAACATCTTTAATAGTTTCAAATAAACCATTGATATCATCGCCCTTATTTCCAATAAGGAAACAAGAGGACATTTGAGGTCTTCTTGTACCAGCATTGAATAGTGTTGGTGTTGCGTGTGTATAGAAATGTTGTGATAGGTCATCGTATATTCTAAGACCCATTTCAAGATCTCCTTTACATATACCCAAAGCAACCCTCATGTACATATATTGTGGTCTTTCAACTATTCTTCCACCAATTTTTAAAAGATAAGATCTTTCAAGTGTTTTAAATCCAAAGTAGTCGAAATCAAAATCCCTTTCCTGTACAATTGCACCATCAATCGCAGCCCTATTCTTTTTTACAAAATCATGTAGTTCATCAGAGATGAGTGACGATTCCACACCAGTTCTCGGTTCAATAAAAGAATATAGTTCTTTAATCGCTTGTGAAAACTTTTTAGGTGTTGTTTTATGTAAGTTAGTAACGGCAACACGTCCCGCCAATTTCGCGTAATCAGGGTGTGTTGTTGTCATTGACGCTGCTGTCTCGGCCGCCAATGTATCTAACTCCGTAGTTGATATCCCATCGTATATCCCCTGAGTTACTTTTAGGGTGATATACGTCGGGTCAACATATTCTAAGTTTAAGTCAGAACACAAAGCAGATATTCTCCTTGTGATCTTATCATATCTCATTTCCTCTAAGGAACCGTCTCTCTTTTTTACCTTCATTCTATATTAAAAAATTTAAAAGTCCATATCACCGAACGCAGAATCAAGGTCCTCATCGGCTTCATTATTTACACCCGCCTTTTGGTATTCGGCAACTCTTTTCTCAAAGAAATTAGTTTTACCTTGTAATGCAATGTTTTGCATAAAATCAAAAGGATTCTCTACTTTAAAGTGTTTAGCAACACCTAAAGAATCTAATAATCTATCAGTCACAAATTCAAGATATTGTGACATTAAATCAGAGTTCATACCGATCAATCTAACCGGTAACGCCTCAAGAATAAATTCTTTTTCAATCTCTAACGCAGATAGAATAATTTCTTTAATTCTTTTTTGAGTTAATTTCTTCGATATATGTTCGTTATATAAATGACACGCAAAATCACAGTGTAACCCTTCGTCTCTTGAAATTAATTCGTTTGAGAATGTTAATCCTGGCATTAGACCTCTCTTCTTTAACCAAAAAATTGAACAGAAAGATCCTGAAAAGAAAATACCTTCAACCGCAGCAAATGCAATAAGTCTTTCTGCAAAAGAGTCAGACTCAATCCATCTTAATGCCCACTCCGCCTTCTTTTTAATTGCGGGAATTGTTTCGATTGCATTGAATAATTTATTCTGTTCATCAGTATCCTTGATATATGTATCTATCAATAAAGAGTATGTTTCTGAATGGATGTTTTCCATAGCAATTTGGAACCCGTAGAAAAACTTTGCTTCAGTATATTGTACTTCGTTAACAAAGTTCTCCGCCAAGTTTTCATTGACAATACCATCAGAAGCCGCAAAGAATGCTAATACGTGTTTAACGAAGTGTCTTTCATCGTCATTTAACTTATTAGACCAATCACTAACATCTTGCATTAGATCAATCTCTTCAGCGGTCCAAAAGGATGCTTCTTGTTGTTTATAGAACTTCCATATATCATGGTGTTCGATAGGAAAAAGGACAAAACGTCCTGGATTTTCTTGTAAAATCTTTTCAGTCATTTTTTATAAATTTTTATTATTATTAAATACCGTGTGTTTTCTTGTAAAGTTCAGCCGCCCTACTTAATCCCGCCTCTTCTTTCTTGAGTTTGTGACCAAGTAAAGTGTCTTGTTCTGTAACATCGAAATCCATCATTTCGTTGTCGAATTTACAATTGATAAAGCTCACACCATCTCTACCAATTCTTGATTTGACTAATGTGAGGTTAGCCATTTTATTTTCTTTTTGTTCGAGTGTTTTTGCAACTGAGATAATGATATGTGCTGTTTGTGCTTTTTTGATTGAACCACCCATATCATCCACGTTCACAATATCCGCAGATATAGAACTTCTATTACCTTGTGATGCCGTCCATAAAGCTATATTCATATCCGAACACATGGAATCTAATTGTCTAACAATCGCACCTTCACCTTTCCACTCTTCGTCATATCCTCTACCACCTCTCTCAGGAATTAGACAGTCGATGTAATCCAACACTAACATGTCTATTTTTAAACCTTGGGATTGTAATTTCAATAGTTTTCTTTTGATGTCACTTACAGTGGTTGCCGCATTCTGCATCTTAATCATCTTCAATGTACCGAAATTTTCACCTTGTGTTATTTCTTGGGCCTTACCCAAAGTGAAATCTTTATTCTCTTGATTAAGCACTTGTTGTTTAGCACTCAACCCAGACCAAACAGTATAGTGTTTCTGTTTAATCTGTTGGTTAGTGTCCTCAAAAAATATTTGTACAACTGTGTGTCCCGTATTGATCGCACTGTTCGCAAACTTAGTTAAGATAGTTGATTTACCCACACCTGTCGGTGCTAAAATCATACCTAACTCACCTCTACCAATACCACCTTCTAAGAGATCGTCTAACCCATCAATACCGGTTGGTATAGGGATTCTTGGATCAATATCTAAGGATATATCTAAATTATCTGTAATATCAATAATATCGTCATCTGAAGTACCGACTTGTAGTGACTCTTGTATCATTTCAGTGATCTTGTCATAAGACTCAAAATCACCCTTTTCTATAATATCGTTTACTGATTTTAGAGTTTTTTTTAGACTCTGTTGTTTACAAAACTTAAGTGCTGTGTCTTTGACATAAGTGTTACCAACAACAGGGACTTCAAGGTCTTCTATTTGAATTAAAGTGTCAGTGTGTAACTTACCCGCTAACTCATTAGATGAGTTTTCAGACATTATTTTTTGTTTTAATGTCTCATATGTCGGTACAGTCCTAAAACTCTCCGTTAACTCTTTAATATGACTTACAATGTACTTAAACGAATTGTTATCAAAGTATTTACTTTCAAGAACCTCTAGTACTTGTTCTCCATACTTTGGATCTTCGATTATTGATTTAATTAGTGATTGTTGAAATTGATTACCTAATTTTCCAAATGTCATCTCTGTCATAATACTTTAATTTTCGTTTTTTAATAAATTATACCCTAAATAGTTTGTTTCTAATTCTGTTGAGGAGAAGGTTTCGCTAAGTCCACCTAAGAACCCTCTAAGAAATGGTCGAATGTCCACAGAATATCTCACTTTTGGGTGAAAGATATGTGCGGGAATTACTCTTGAAATAAATACATCGTCATTCTGCTTAATCTCTAGTAAGAAGTACTCTTCTGTGTCTGGACCCTCATTGTTATTAGGGTCGAAAAGTGGAAAATAATGTTGATTTTCATGTAGATATTCCAAAGTTTTTTCTTTCAAATCTTGCTCAATAATTTCTGAAATTTTTTTCACATTTTTATAAAGATCTAAAGATTTCCTAACTTTGGGATTGTACCCTCTCACATTGAAGAATCTTTGTACAATAATGTTACCGCTCAGGGTTAACAAAAATTCAAGTTTTGTAGTTTCGTTGTTACTGTTACTCATTTGTTTTAATTTTAATAACTCTTTTATTTTTTTCTTTACGTGTCAATCGTAAAAAAGGGTTGAGGAAGTTTATCCAAGCGTCATCCGATTTTGGTAGAACCGTAAAAATTCCATCCTCCATCATCATCTTCATGGTGTTTTTATAGGATCTTCCCTCAGGATCCAATTCATCATTTATAAGAGCGGTAATTGTTTCTCTTGCCTCATCGGTTAGAAACGGTTGGTCTAAACTCACAATACTTTCATTTAAAGAGAAGAACTCCTCCCCAAAAACTCCGTACTTAGTAACCCCCGTTAGGAGATTAGTGATCGTTTTATTGTTTTTATCTTCCTCGAATAATTTATTCGATTTATCTACAATTTCATCTAATGTTACTGGACGAACTTTTACCTCAGGAAATAGTGATAGGAATTTTTTTATCCCCATGTTCTTTATACCAGCGATATTATCTGACCTATCCCCACACATCATCTTAACGATTTTAACGTTCTGTATGTGGATATCTTCCTTCTCATAAGGAATTATATCGTTTTGTTCGTAAAGTTGTCTGTGAGAAGGGTTATAAACCCTCACGTTATCGGAAACTAATTGTGTTAAGTCTCCATCTGAAGAATATACAATACATGGTTCAGAAGTATTCTGTGTGTAAAAGGCAATACAATCGTCTGTTTCACAGAATTCAAACTCTCCTTGTCTCACATATAGTTCTTCAAGATATTGTTGAACTCTTCTCCTTTGTCTTGTGTAAGACTCTTTCTCTTTGTCAGATCTAATTCTTTGTCGACGGTTTTCTTTGTATTTGTGGTACATTCTTCTTCGAGTCCTTGACCCGTCTTCACCATCCCAAAAGACAACTATCTTATCTAATCTATAGTTTGTAAAAGATCTTCTTAGAGTATTGAGGAAATGGTATATGCCACCGATGTGTTCCCCTTTATAGAAATAGTTTTTTACTCCAAAAAAACCAATAGTAAGTAAGTTATCTCCGTCTACTAATAAAACTGACATTTAAAACCTTTTATAGGTTCAACAATCTATTCTTCGTCTTTGATATCAAAATCTCCTTCAATACCAAGTTGGTTCTTCCAAAATTCAGAATACTCTGACTTGTAACCTTCCAACGACTTTTTCTCCTCAGCACTATCCTTTCCTTTTAAGAAACCATGTGCCGTCACAATGATTTTACCATCTTCATATCCAAGTCCATTAACGTGGTTTTTCATGATAGAAATCTTTGTTCTTGTTGCGAACTTTACCTTTCTCTTATCCTTAACGGCAGAGATTGGGTTAGTACCCGCATTTTTTTGATTACCAAATCTGAAAACTAAAGTTGAGTTTAACCAAATGGATTCACCACCCTTAGCTTTAATTTTTGGTTGACTAAAAGGATTATCTGGTAATTCTACCCAAGGTTGATTTACAATAACTAACGTATTAGTGAATTGTGAATCTACTCTTCGAGAACCCGAAATCCTTTGATTTAATCCCATTCCAATTTTATCTGACAATACTGATGCGTTGTGTTGTTTTCCACCCTTACCATCAAATGTCATTTTACATGGAACTGAACCAACTGAATCCCAAAGGAAAAGTAAATCATAATCTAACTCACCTTTCTTTTGTGCATCTAATAGTTCATTGATATAATCAGTAATCTGTTCGATATACTGAAATTCATTATTGAATAAGAAGAATCCATCGTATTCAATCTCACCTGTTTCTTCATCAACAACTTCTTCGATTTCCAATCCCATGAGTTTGGCATGTGGAAAATCCCATTTCTGTTCTGTGATTATAAAAACGGGTAATATCCCTTTTTTCTGTGCATCAACCGCAGTCTTAACAAGTGCGGTGGTTTTACCTGTATCAGAGTGACCCAAAAACATATTTATGTGACCCATCGCAGGACCCGGTAAACCTGTCGCATCTAAAAAAGCATCACCTAAATCTAAAAACTTATCCGCTTTAAATTTTGCTTGTTTTGAAAACTTCGATTTTATACTCTTAAAATCTTTCTTTTTGATTGCCATATTACTTTTTTAAAAAGGACCCACCCACTCAGGGACCGAACTAGTCGGCATCAACTCCACCAGATGTTTCCATCATTTATTTTTGGGGTGGGTCCTATAGTCTTAATTAAAATGGTAGATCGTCACTCGCAGTTTGATTAACTTGTGGATCCTCTACCTCTACTTTTGCGTTTACCGATGTATTTCCAATACTCTCTTCACCTTCGATTGATGAAATGTATTTCTTCGCATCTCTATCCCAAACAGGGGTATCTCCCGCCGCTACCATTCTCAGGTATTCAACAGGTTTAACTGAATAAACATCTCTCCAAGTATCCTTGTGGTTTACCCATTCGTTTGAAATCTCTGAATCTTCGTGTAGAGCCGTTTTGTCTTCTTGAATGATTGAGTTCACAGTTGTGTATTCTCTCCCATTATTCGCTTTAGCAACAGACAATGAGATAATTAAATCTCTTCCTTCTACAACATCCGTGATATCACCTTTACTTCTGATGATTGGAATGATTTTATCTAAGATTCCGTCACCTTTGTAGTTGTGTTTAAATCTCCAAAACTTTGGTCCGTCTGCTTCATTTTCTCTATCGATAACTTTTACGATGTAGAACTTTCTTGCTCTGTAGTTTCTCGCAAGTTCTTTATCACTTTCTGATCCTGTAGCCAATAGACCTTGTCTAACATCATTTAGTGGTGATTCATCCCCATCTTGTGATGGATCGTAGAGTTTCATCCATTTTCCATCAACTTGAATTTCATGGAACGCAACTTCTTTAAAAGGTGTTGTCCCATCTGTTGTTGGTAGGATTCTAATTCTTTTCTGACCCGTGGTAGTTCCTTTAGGTAGAATTGTAGTGAAGTATCTTTTTAGTCGATCTTCGTTCGACATTTGGTTGCCGCCCGCGGCAGGTTGCGTGTTCTTCTCATACTGAGATAAAATCGCGTCAATTGAATTGCTCATAAGTATATATTTTAATTTATTAATCTTTAAAAAAAATATACACAAAAAAAGTCTAAGAGTCAACCCCCTTAGACTTCAAATTTCAATCATTTTCCAAAAATTTACTTTAATGTAAGTAGATAAGCAAGTTTGTTTACTTCGGTCAAGATCTCATCCCTTAAGTTTAAAAGGTCTGTATCTTTTTCATCAATTTCCATTGTAGAAATTACTTCTCTTGCTGCGGATATCATTGCAACTAAATCTATATCGGCTAAGTTATTTACATTTAGAATTCTTTCCTCACCCTCTAATGTAAAACGACCATGTTTTCCTATACAAACTTCAACATACAAATCAATGATCTCATCTAATTTGTCATATGTCTCACCAAAGGCTTGGTGTTTAGCATAGCTTTTAGTCTGCCAATGTAGGATCTTTAACTGTGATTGTAACTCAAGAAAGAATTTTATGTTACCACTCAACTTCATTTTCGTCGTTAGGTTCTAAGTTAAATGAGTCTCTCATCTCTTTATCATTATAATCCTCAACGTCTTGTTTAGTTAGTATGTATTCATTTTTCCCACTTGCTTTCATATCAAGTTGTTTTTGTGAAAAGAAATCTGTGGGTTTTTGGTTGAATGGGTATGAATCTAATGACCTCATCTCAAGTTTTTCTTGTGCTGATGGTTCCTTCATTGTTTCAACCTTATTTTCAAGACCGTCAATTTTAGCAATTACGTTATCCATTTGTGATAACTTGGATTCTAAATCATCTAATTTAGAGAATAGATCTCCCATTTTACCAATGACCTCGTCGTTCTCACCTTTCTTAGCATCTAACTCATTTTTGATATTTTGAGTCATATTAACTAAGTCAGTTATATCAACTTCCTCAACATCTACACCACCCGCATCATCTACAGGTGCATCACCCACAGGATCATCAGAAGGGATATCATCTACAGGTGCGTCTCCAACTGGTTCATCAGAAGGAATATCATCTACAGGTGCATCGCCCACAGGTTCATCTCCTGTTGGTAAATCCGTTGGGTCTGCAGGTTCTTCTTGTTCTCCAATGAATCTTTTACCATAATTGTTTATACTATGGTGTCTTTTTAATTCTTCGTGTAATTGTTTTTCTAGATCCATGATTAATCTCTTAATAATTGTCTACCATCTTCTGTGATGTATCTTTTATTGATTCTCTCTACGAGACCATCTTTACTTCGGATAATATAACATTCACCCGTATTCATATCACACACCTCTTGTTCGGTACCTTCCTCATTTAGGTTCTTAACTGTCTTGTTACCCAAGAAATTATCCAATACTGATCCAACTTTTAAATTATCCATAATTTTCCTTTTTTATTATAAATATCAAGAATTTATTAATTCTCTCTTTTTACCTTATATTAAAGTAAATAACGTCACCCTCCTGTAATTTTAGGTCTTTCATAAGTTTAGGTGACATCCCTATACCGCATTCAATTTGTTCTCCATCTACTTCCACAATACTAAAACCGATATCAACGGGACCATTCACATACCTTTCCCCATCATCCGTATTTAAATTATTGGTTGTTTGTATTGTTTTTGATAATCCGTTAACAGGATTTAAAAAGTCTGTTTCAGAATAGTACATTAACCAGTCAGCCGATTTATTGACTGTAACACCACCTTCTGAGGTGTACCCCTTTCTTAATCGGTTTAATTCAAAATCTAAACGGTAGAAATAATCACTTTTTGATTTGATGTTATTGTATGAAACTTTTGATGGTTTAATCACGCTCGTATCACTCACTTGAGTCGGCATACCTAAATTAATATTTGATTCACCAAACTTCGATACTATAGTTCTAAACCATTGTTTTCCTTTATATTTAACTTTTTGTATTGTCTTTTTATTTGCGTTTCCATTAAAAGGTATTGCTAAGTCTGTAACACCACTTTCTTTTACAATAGTTTCACCATCGATAATTTTACTACCTCTGTTTGTTTTAAATGTCCCTTTATCTGTTGTAATTACCTCATCAGTTGTGGGGTCGTTCTCAGATCTTAATTTTGTGAGGGCACTGTTCATAATCTTATCATAAAGAATTCGATATGAAGCAGTAAATGATTCTTTTGGATTAGGTAACTGATCTTTTGGTATTCTCACACCCTTAAAACTTGTTTGGATACTATTGTTTTCAATTCTATGACTAACCTCTTGTATCCAATACGCTCCCGCAAAAAGTGGTACATTTTTAAGTTGGAAGAACATTGTGGGTTGAATCATCACATTACCCATACACGTAACCGTACATTCATACGACCTTGTTTTATATATGTCAAATAATGATGTATCAACTTGTGATATTCCTGAACCTGACTCTGATCTTGCCAATTTTTCTGTTGCTAAGTTTGATTCAAATGTTGATTTGAATTGTGCCTGGTCTAAACTAATACCTTTAAAAATACCTTGATTTTGATCACCAAAACTTACCTCAAATGCAACTACTTTGTTAGAATTTTTGAAGTTCTGATTCTCAAAGTAATTTGGATCCGTTATCAGAAGTGGATTATTATTTTGATCTGATATGTTAAATGTGTCATTATTAAAACGATAGTTGTTACTAATACTTTTGGTATCTAAGTGATTAGATTGTTTACCAACATACTGTACCAACATTTTTGGTCTTGAATATTCTACATCAACATCTAAGAATTTACCAAAAAGTACCGACGCAACTGAATTAGATGGTTTTACTTTGGTCTTACTGTCATTACCATAGAAGTTAACATATGCAGGTAACGGTCTAAAATCTAAATTATTTCGAGCTAAAAGTTTAGAGATAACACCATACAGTCTTAAGTTCTGACTTTCTGAATCCCCTAATGGTATTAATTTTTTCACATCATAAAACAAATAATCACCAATATCTCTATTCGCTTTATCTAAGAATATGAACTCTTCCATCAATAATCTTTGTCCAACAGAATTACCCGAAGTCCAACGGTCATTGAATAGTTTGAAATTGTTATATGTTTCTAATTTAAGTGGTTCTTGTCCAAAACTTTTTATAATACCTAAATTATCATTTTGATCTTTTACTCTTTTAAGTCTTGATAGGTTGGATATTAATTTTAGTTCTGCCGCCGATTCTCTATTAGAATGTGGTAAAACAATGTTTGTACTAATATACTCTTCAAACGCTTCACGGTCCGCAGAATTACCAGATTGTCTCCATCCACCATATATTTGAATTAAAGACCTATAACCTAATATATTATCTTCATTAAGTTCAATATTACTTATTTGGAAAAACTCTGAGTAGTACCCATCTAAATCTTCTCCGAGGTATAGTGTTATATACTTTGTACCATTCACTAATTGACTACTGTCGAAGTTACCATCCTTACTTCTAAGGTTTCCATTGATCTTAACGTAGTTACCTAAAATATTTAAATTCAGTTCTTTTGGATTTACTAACGTGAAGTTCAAGTTCTGTTTAGTAAGTATTTCTTTACTGAACTTCTTTTGTTTTTCAATTTGTCTTTTACTGATTCCCCTAATAAGATTTGATACATTTGTTAAATCATCATCGTCTTTCTTTTCTACTGTCAAGAGTTCTTTCAGTATATCCTGAAAATTAACATAATTAAATTCGGGGTACTCACTTAAATTTGAAAACGTCTCCACTCTTTCACTTGAAAATTTTAGGAACATTCTTTCAAACTCGTTTAGTATTTGCGGACTGAACGTACCGATTAAATCTAATACTCTCTTTGTATTTTGAGATAACTCATTTTGTTGGTTACTCTTATTATTCTTATTTATAGTCAAGTACTGATTGTATGTTGGGAATGTTACTCCACTAAATGAATATTCATCATAAGGTTGTACTGTCCAATTTGTTATAAAATTAAACTGTTCAGAGACATTAAAATCTGTGGAGTATGGGTAACTACCGTTTGTGTTACTTGATCTTATGAAACTTCCATGAGATGGTAATATGGTATATCTTTTATCATCGGCATCAAACCTACTATTATCCACAAAAGAATTATAGTACGTAAAATCACCACTATCCCACTTATCAATATATAAAATGTTATTTGTTAGTGTGTTGTTAAATGATGTTGTGGTTGTGTCAGATACATCATAGTATAAGTAATCATTAATTACCTGATGGTAAATAGACGAGTAGTAAGGGTGAATACCAACTTGATCTTGATTATTCCTTGTTATACCACTTGTGTATGTTAATCCAAGTCCATTATCGAATAACACACTACCATTTAGTGGTGTAGTTACTCCACTCATAATATCATTCCCATCTAATAGATATGTTTTGTATCTATGGTATATAGATCCCCACTTTAGGAAAAGGTAATAAGGTACTTGATGAACCGCTCCAACTTCCTTAAATACATTAGACATCTTTACATTCTCATAAAGGTCTTGGTCTAAATCTTTGAACGGTAATGAGTTTAAAAAGAGATACGCAGATCTTTTGTACTTCCCATCGGAATTCGTTCTAAAGAAATCGTTATATAACATTTGATGGAAGTATGGGGTATTGAATATACTCGCAATATTGTCGTCAATATTAAACTGTGAATTTAAACCTAACATATTTGGTTCATCATCAACATATACAGTAGGTAATACCCACATTTTTTCATCATATTTTGATGAAATAAAACCATTAGTTGTGTCTATCCTGTAAACATCATATAAGTTATAGTCTTGTGGTGAAACAGTAGTTTTATACTGATAACCAAGATATGTAGATGAGTTAAATGGATATATACTTCTTCTGTATTGTTCAACAGAGTAATTCA